TTAAGAAAAAAGGACTACAGTATCTTTTTTGAAGAATTAAATAGGTGGGGAGTTGATTCACCCCCTAAACTAGGAACAATTGGTTTATGCAAATCAGATGATGGTTATGGCATGGCTGTTTTTTGGGAGGATGGATGGCTGAGTTACAGAAAAACATTCGGAGAGTTGGTGGTGAACTGGTGTCCGCTAGACAACCTCATGGTCGAAGGTTGTTACTACCCTCGGAAGTCGAACTATGTAAAACATTAGGCTTATGTGAAGATGAGTATTGGTTTTTTGTAGATCAAACTGCTGCTTATAACGGTCAAAGAAAAGAAGGCTATGAGTTAATTCCTGATATAAGAAATGAACTTGTTACTACCGTTGCTGGTGTAACAAAATTAACGATGTTAGGGCAAGTAGCTGTTTCCGTTGCTTTAACGGCAATTGGTTATTTATTAACGCCAAAACCTAAACCATTAGAAGCTGGTGCAAACATAAGAGGCGAAGATGCTATTGGTAGCAAGCGTTTTGCACCACAATTTTCTTTTAATAGTCTTCAAGAATTAGCGACTTTAGGTGACATTGTTCCTTTAGTATTTACCAATCAAATTAAATTTGTTAATACTTCAGAAGTTAGAGGAGGTATTAGAGTTAATGGTCAATTGTTATGGTCACAGCTTCTTAGCTTGGGTCGTTTACAACAATTAAAAGCAATTGCTTTATTTTCTTTAGGAAAAATAGATGGCAGACCAGATTTTGAAGGTTATGCAATTGGCGATCTTTTACTTTCGACTTACAGCAAAAAGAAACTAGATTTATTTTTCAAATCTAGTGAAATGAATCAAATTAATAGAATTGAACAAGGCGATAAATATTCAGAGTCAGAAGTTGCAGGTATGCCATATCGTTATACAGATGTTTTTTCTGAAAGGTGGCCTGTTCCCAATTTAACAACAGAACAAGTTTGGCCTGTTTCTGGAACGAGAAATCCTACAACACAAGCTGTATTTGGTTTATACAGTCCAATGCCAAATGCAAATGTAGTAAAACTTCCTTATGAATTACTTTATCCTCAATCAAAAACTAGTAATCCAGCTAAAAGAGCAGTTGTAACTAAACAAAAAAAGATAGCTACTTTTTGGCCTACAAGAGCTGGTATAACAGGTGGAGATATTACTGGAGAGGACAATACAGTTACATATAGAATTTTAAAAAGCAATGCAGCTTATGACAATACAGAAGAAACAGGAACAGCACCTCATGGAATAGAAGATGTTATATCAATGATTCGTTCAATCAGAGAAGAAGTTGATTCAAATTTATCTGTTGGAGAATCATACATGATTGGAGATGCAATAATAGCTTGTACTGGAGTAGAAAATATAGGTAACGAAGCAGAAGAAGGAACACCGTGGAGGCCAACAACAATATTAAATGAAAAAGAAATGTATTCAGGAATTGAAAGACAATATACTTTTAAAGTAGTAGAAGCAGGTACAAATTATGGAGATTCATTTAAACATCCAAATTTATTTGAACATCAAAACCAACCACAATGGAAACCTTGGTCTAAAGATCAACCAGAAATAAATGGACGAAAAATAAGAACTAAACAAATAATGACTGATTATTCATTAATATATGGTTTTCCTTATACAAATCCAATTTTACAAAGAGTTGCAATAGGAACTATTACGAATAGCAGACCATGTTCAATGACAGAGATAGGTCTAAAGTCAAAAGTCTTTAGTAGTATTAGAGGTGCAAATATTAATGGTATTCCTACAAAAAACGCTTTAGATGATATTTTTGATGATAAAGTTAATTTTCAATTAGGACAAGTTGATTTATTTATTAAAAGATTTTCGTTTTTTAAATTACAAGTAAGAAAAGCAGGAACTAATGGTGTTTTTGAAGATTTAACAAATGAAATTGAATCTAAACATACTGGATTGTTTTGTATAAAAGGCAATAGTCCTCAATTTCAATATAATTATATAAAAATTTCTCACCCTGAATTAGGACTAACAGACAATGATCAATACGAATATAGATTTAAACCTTACCCTGGAAATAACATAGCTCGTTTGTTAGCGAATGGAACAGGTTTAGATCAAAAAGTAAATTTATTAAATGCAAATTTATCAAAAGAAACAAGTGATAAAAGCGTACAAATTGAAGCAAATTTTCCATCTAATACAACTTTTGGTCAGTTTGTTATTACTTTTGCAGGTCGATCAGATTTTGTTTTAGATTTCAATGAAGTTTGTAATACAGAATGGATTCAATCTTTTAACACTGGTGGAGGTGCAAGTGAAGAGGGATTAGGAGGTGTTATTGAATTATCTAAGATGTCTCAAGTATTAGGGTCAGCTCCTGCGGTTTACGGGCCAAAAGCTCCTGAACCTCAACCTGAATATCAATACAACACAACAGCAGGTCAGCCACACAACGAAACATTAGTTTCTTTAAATACAAATTATTCTGAAGACCAATGGGCTTGGGTTGCGTATGAAGATGGAAAAGAAGTCGGAGTTACCTTTACTGAACCAGGTGTTGCTGCTACTGATGTTGAAATTAAGAGTACTGAGATGGGAGGAGGAGGAATTATTATAATTGGTCAAGATGGAGTTCATTCAGAGCCTTCTAAACCTACGTTATCTAATTCGATTTATACTATGTCAAGTAACACTGCTCATGTAACAAGTAATCCTATTAGCGGTGATCCAGTTAATTATTTTAAAATCACAAAGAAAACACCTAGCATTAACTTAACAGTTGGATTGTCAGTCAAAGCTTATCCATAATTAATTATGTCTACTTTTAGTAAAGGTTTAGTAAGTCCAACAACTAATGGTTCTGGGACAGGATTGGTTTTAGAGTTAACAGTTAGTTCTAACTTTGATGGTAGTGCTGGAAGTGTTCCTACCATTACTTGGAACGCTAATTGGACAATTGTTGAAAAAGGAGATGATTATAAAGTAGGAGATACAATTACAATTCCCAGACCTTCAGGATTAGACTCTAGTGTTTCTTTCCCTACGAATGGAATAGTAGTAACAGTGACAGGCGTTAGTTTAGGAAATGACGTTTTAGATGAAAACTTAAATCAATTAGATGCAATAGCTGATTATGTTCAAATTCCAGGGATGGAACAAAAAAGTCATCAAGACGGCCCAGAACATGAAATTGTGTATGTAAATGAATTAATAAATCAAGGAACAAAGCCTACTTATATGGATTTAGCTATAGGTGGTATAAGAATTAATAGTGCAAAAGAATGGACAAACTTTACTCAATTATCTGCCTATTTTAAAAAAGGAATTAAAGTTGCAGATCTTGTTAATAGCCCTGCTGGCCCACCTAAAGCAAGTAGTAATTTTGTAGAAATTGCTTATGCGTTGTTAACTGATTCTTATTTAGGAGCTGGAGAGTTAGTTGGTGTTAGTGCTGTAGGAGAGATGTCAACAGGAGCTAAGTTTTGTAATGGAAATGCTTTTACATGGGATGGAATTATTAGTAACAAGATTAACTTAAGAGATTTTCTATATGAGCATGGAACGTATAACTTGCTTGATTTTACAGTTATAGGAGGCAAGTTTAATTTAATTCCTGCTGTTCCTTACGACAGTAATTATCAGATTGATTATGATGCCAAAATTGATGTAAAAGCATTATTTACTGATGGTAATATTAAAGATTTGCAAGTTTCTTTTTTAACACCAGAAGAAAGACAAATATTTAAAGCTAATGTTCTTTATAGAAAAGAGACAGAAAATGGTTTTTCTGAAACAAGATCAGTAATGTTACGTTTGAAAAATAATCATGGTGGCAGTAATACTGATCCTATTGAAACTTATGATTTGTCTGGTTTTTGCACAACAAAAAATCATGCAGAACAATATGCTAAATATATTTTAAAATTAAGAAAAGAAATAGATCATGGCCTTACTTTTAAGACTGCTCCTCAATACGTTGTTAATTTAGCCCCTGGTGATTACTTTAGATTAGTTTCTGAAGCTAGTCATGTAGACCGTTATGAAAATGGAGTTATTACTGCTGATGGAAAAGTAATTAGTAAAGATACTATTACTGGATCTAAAGATATATATTATTGGAAACCAGGAACGACAGAAATAGGAGAAGCTACTATTAATTTCAGTTCTTCGATTGGATTACGAGGAGTTTTATTTACTTTAAAAAATACAGTTACAAGTAATAGAGTTTATAAGTTAGAAACAATTTCTTATGCTGAAGATGGTTTAGTTGAAATTTCAGGAAGTCACGCTCCATTAACAAGTACAGGTTCATTAGCTATTCTTGATGGGTGGAGTGGTGTATTAAGTCATTTCTTACCGTTAATCTGATGGCAACAGCAAAACCTTTTCCAACAATCAAACCTTCATCTAGGAGATATAACCCTGGTGATTATCCAAGTACTACATTTGAGTCTTTAGATGGTACGAAAACACATTTGCGTTATGGAAATAAAAGAGTTAATGCGACTTTGCAATTAGGTTTTTCAGGTATTACAGATGCTCAAGCAGCATTGATTTTAGAAAATTATGAAGACGTTAATTCTGAATGGAATTATGTGACGTTTGATCGTGGTTATGGAACGGCTGGTGTTACAAATACAGATCTTTTAGGTTATTTGAAAGAAGCAGCATCAGGTTTAAAATGGAGATATTCTGCCCCTCCATCAGTAACAAGTGCCTTTAAAGGTTTGAGTAATGTTAGTTGTTCTTTTGTCGCTTGTCTCGATTCACCGTAGAATAAACGCAATGTTTTAGTTAGAGATCGTGTCAACACTTTATTCAGGAAGGTCAGGAGCGTTATATGTAAGTGACGTAAAAAAAGCGAAGGTGCAAAACTGGAGTTATTCCATGAGTCAAGCTGTTATAGAAACTACCTCTATGGGAGACACTGATAGGACTTTAAAAGATGGAATTAGAAGTTATTCAGGTAGTGCAAGGTTGTTTTATGAAACAACGTCAGGAGGATCAAACCTTCAAGATATTCTTGAAAATTCAATAAAAGTAAGTGAAACTTCTTCGTCTGGTGGTGATGGAGAAAATGCTGCAAGTGCAGAATTAAAACTTAAGTTAGAAGTTGGTACGAATCGTTCAATTACATTCTTTGTATTTATTACAAGTATTGGAATGAGTAGTTCAATGGGTGAAGTTTCATCTTGTGATATTTCTTTTGAAGCTAATGGTGCTCCTGTTGAAAATAAACTTCCTACTGGTTCTTAAGTTTTGACTATTTATTTTGGACAAAATGGTGAGATTGCCATATCCAGAGATTCTGCGTCTGGAGGATTTAACACGGATTTAGATCCAGCAGATGTAAATACAACAAGTAAAAGATTTGGTGTTGATCATTCTTTAGCATCTTTAATTTCTGGAGATCGTGTAGAAATATCAACAGTTGATGGATCAACATTAGAACTTGTTGCAAGCCATAGTTATCCCGATGGAGCTTGGTACGTTCATATTGATAAAGCAGATGGAATTAGACTTTTTAATACGTTTGAAAAAGCTGTAAGAGGATTAACGGCTGATGCTTTAACTCTTGTAACACCTAGCTTAACTAAAGAAATCAATATAAAAACAAAAAATGAGCGTTATCGGTTTGTGGCAAATGTAAAAGAGTTTGAAATTACAACGAATAGAGATCAAGTTGATACAACAACTTTAGGAAGAGAATTTAGAGATCAATATGATTCTGGATTAATTTCTGGACAAGGATCAATGACTTGTTTGTGGGAACATGATTACGATCATGCACCTTTTTCTGAAGGACAAACAATTGGTATTTATCCAGAGTTACCTGTTTATTTAGCTCAATTAGTGGTTCGTTTACAGCAAGGGGCTGATTTTGATGGACGTTTTTATATTCATAAAAATACTGATGACAAAAAACAAACTGTTTATTATCAAAGTAAGTGCATTGTTACAAATGCAGCTTTAAGCGTTGCAGCTACAAATGAGATTGAGACACGAATTGAATTTGTTACTAGCGGTGAAATTCAATTAAATATTGGTGCTCCTGACTCGTATTTGTTACAAGAAGATGCAGCTAAACTTTTGCAAGAAGATGGAGATCGAATCGTTTTAGAGCAAGGATAGTAACAAAAACGCAAATAGAAAGTAAGATAATCGTATTGGTTTAGTTACGGGTCAATGCCAGATCTTGAGATTAGTAATCTGCCTTCGTTAGCAGAAGCAAGTGTTCAAGCAACAGATCCGCTTCCTATAGCCGATTTAAGTGCGTCGGAAACAAAAAAAGTAACGGTTAAAGACCTAATAGAAGCTGGAGTTGCATTAATTGATAGTGCATCAATTCCTGGTGCAAAAGTTGGAACATTAGGAACAAACCAAGTAACAACAGCCGCAATACAAGATTTAGCTGTTACTACTGCAAAGATAGCTAATGGAGCTATTACAGTTACACAAATAACTGACGCTACAATTACAGGTGCAAAATTAGTAGATAATACAATTACTGCAACACAAATAGCTGCCAATGCCGTTGGTGCATCTGAGCTTGCTGATAATGCTGTTGATACTGCTGCTATTGCTAGTAATGCAATTACTAACGCAAAAATTAATAACGGAGAGATAGTTTATGCGAAGTTAAATATTACTGATGGTGATATTCCTGCTGCAAAAATAACTGGTAATTCTATTACATCTGCACAAATAGGAGCTAATGCTATTGGTGCGTCAGAACTAGCAGATGATTCAGTTGATACAGCAGCCGTAGTTGATGCAGCAATAACAGGAGCAAAGATAGCTACAGACACGATTGGATCAGGAAATATAGCTGCTAATGCTATTGGTGCTAGTGAATTAGCTGACAATGCGGTTGATGCAGGAGCTATTGCTTCAAATGCTGTAACGACTGCAAAAATTGCTGATGATCAAGTAACAGCAGCAAAATTAGCGAATAATTTAGCAGGAACAATTTTAGCAACAGGAGCAATTGGTTCTACTCAAATAGCTGCTGATGCAGTTACTTCTAGTGAGTTAGCTGATAATGCAGTTGATACGGCTGCTATTGCTGCTTCTGCTGTAACAGATGCAAAGGTAGCAAGTGGAATTAGCGGAACAAAAATAAGTGATGGAACTATTACACCAGCTAAATTAAATACTTCTAATCTTAATCGTTCATTAAACGTAGCTAGTGGAAATCTTGGAATTAATAATGCTGTAACAGGAGGAGCTGCTACACGATCTGGAATTACATACAACACAGAAGGATTAATTACTGGAACGGCTGCTCTTGGTGCTTCTGATCTTCCTCTTGCTACTACATCTGCTGTTGGTGGTGTTTCTGTTGGTACTGGTTTAGCGGTTACTGGTGCTGGTGCATTGTCACTTTCAAATAGTGTAACTGGTGCAACTTTATCTGGAATTACATTCAATAATCAGGGCATGATTACGGCTGCTACCGCCTTAGTAGCTGGTGATCTTCCTGTTGCAACTACAAGTGCTAAAGGTGCAGTACAAATCACATCTGGAGGTGGTTTAACCGTTGATGGTGGGGGTAATTTAACCACTTCAACGAGTGGAATCAGCGCAGGTACTTATACAAAAGTAACTGTAAATACAAAGGGTGTAGCAACAGCAGGTTCAACTTTAGTTGCTTCTGACATACCAAATTTAGCTGCAAGTAAAATAACAAGTGGAAGCATAGATGCTGCAAGAATAGGAGCTGACACAATTGATGGAACTAAGTTATCAAATACTTCTACAGCAGTATTCCAATCAATTGCACAAGCTGGTTATCCAACAGCTCAATTTAGCGGACAAATATTATTTGATACGGTTTCTGAAGATGCGTTTATTTGGGACGGAAATGCTTGGCAAGCAATAACTACACTGACAAAAGGAAGTCTTGTATTTGGTGGAACATATAACGCAAGCACTAGCAAAATGGCTAGTACTACTACCGCAGGAATAGCGGCTGGTCTAGCAGTTGGAAGTAATTTACCTAGCCCAAGTTCTACTACTGATGGTCTTTATGTTGTTGTAGATGTTGCTGGAACACCTTCCGCACCAGCTCCAGTTGTATCACTTTCACCTCCTGATTATATTTTAGGAGTTACAAATAGTGCTGGTAGTAGCTGGAATGAAATTGATTTATCGCAGACCGTAGCAGGTCAAGTTGCTAGTAACATTACCTTTACACCTTACGGTCAGTTAAGTTCAACTAACGTGCAAGATGCGTTGCAAGAACTTGAAACAGAAAAGATGGGACTTGCTGGTGGTACTGTCACTGGTCAGTTATTAATTGGTAATACTGGAAGCCTTGTATTTGAGGGAGCAACTATTGATGCTTATGAGACAATAATAACAGTTGCCGATCCAACATCATCTGATAAAACTATTACTTTTCCAGATACAACAGGAACAGTAATTACAAGTGGAGATACAAATACTGTTACATCAACAATGGTTGATGCAAGTTTAGTAAATGCAAATTTAGCTGCTGGAGCTGCAATTGCATTTAGTAAGTTAGCTGCTTTAACTTCTGCTCAGATCCTTGTTGGTAATGGATCAAACGTTCCAACAGCAGTAGCAGTTACAGGAGACATAAGCATAAATAATGCTGGCCTGACAGCAATCGCAAGTGGCGTAATTGTTGATGGTGATATTTCTGGATCGGCTGCAATCACAGGATCAAAGATTGCTACTGGAACGACAAGTGCCGTTGGTGTTCTTCAATTAACAGATAGTGCAACATCAACTTCTGCTACTACGGCTGCTACTCCTGCTGCTGTAAAGATTGCGAAGGATGCTGCTGACGCTGCTGCTACAACAGCTAATGCTGCTTTGCCTAAAGCTGGTGGCACAATGACAGATAATTTAATTATTGATAATGGAAAAGAATTAAGACTTAGCGAAGGAGATAGTGATGGAGCAAATTACACAGGATTAAAAGCACAAGCTCAATCAGGAGATATAACTCTTACTCTTCCTGCTGTTGCACCTACAGCAAATCAGGTGCTCAAAGCTGATGCGTCAACACCTACAACACTTACTTGGGCTGCTGATAGTGCGACTGATGCAACAAAACTTCCATTAGCAGGAGGCACTATGAGTGGTGCGATTGCAATGGGAACAAGCAAGATAACTGGTTTAGGCGATCCAACAGCAGCTCAAGATGCAGCAACTAAAACTTATACAGATACAGCAGATGCTTTAAAACTTAATCTTGCTGGTGGAACATTAACTGGCAATTTAACTCTTAATGCTCAATCAGATGTTCGTTTTGCCGATGCTGATAGTTCAGCGTATGTAGCCCTTCAATCTCCATCAACAATAGGAAGTAGTTACACATTAACTTTACCTGCTGCCGATGGTACAAATGGTCAAGCTTTAATTAGTGATGGTTCTGGAAATTTATCTTTTTCTACATTTACAAATGCGGCGGCTGGATCTAATACACAAGTTCAATTTAATAATTCTGGAGCGTTTGCAGGATCAAGCAGTCTTACTTTTAATTCTGGAACAGGAGCCTTAACTGCAACTTCTTTTGTAGGAGCTTTAACAGGAAACGTAACAGGTAATGCTTCTGGTTCGTCAGGGTCTTGCACAGGAAATGCTGCCACATCTTCTCTTGCTACACAATTTACAGTTACAGCAAATAACACAGCAGATGAAACTGTTTATCCATTATTCGTTGATGGAGCAACAGGTAGTCAAGGAGCAGAGACAGATACAGGTTTAACTTATAACCCTTCTAGTGGACTACTAACTAGCACAGGTTTTGCAGGGGCATTAACTGGAAACGTCACTGGGAACGTAAGTGGTTCTGCTGGATCTTGTACTGGTAATGCGGCTACTGCGACACTTGCAGCCACAGCTACAGCGTTAGCTACGGCTAGAACTATTGGTGGTACTTCATTTGATGGAACGGCAAATATTACTGTTGATGCCGCAACTCTTGATGGAATAGATAGTGCAGGTTTTTTAAGATCTGATACTAATGATGTTGCTTCTGCAAGAATAGCTTTTCAAGCAAACGCTACTAATAATTGGGATGACATGGCTTCTGCGACAGGAAGCATGGGAAGTATAGAAGTTTATAACAATGGGTCAGGTAATGACGCATTTATGGCGTTCCACTCTGGATCAGATTTTGCTTTTTACCTTGGATTAGATGCTGATGCTAATGATCTAGCCGTTGGTGGTTGGTCAATGGGGGCTAATAAATACAAGGTTTTACATTTAGGCAATATAGATGATGCTTTAACTAGTACAGCCGTTGAACTTGGAACTAATTTAAATGTTGGTAAAGGTACTTCAACAGCTTCTTATATGCACATTGGTCAAGGTGCAACAGGTAATAGTTATGCGTACATAGATTTTATCGGTGACACAACTTATACTGATTACGGCTTAAGGCTTTTAAGAAGTGATGGTGGTGCTAATGCAACTTCTCAGTTAGTACATAGAGGTACAGGTGATTTTATTATACAAAATACTGAAGCTGCTAATATTGTATTAAAAACAACTAGTAGTACACGTTTAACGATTGGTGCAACAGGAGATGCAACATTTAATAATCAAGTAACTTGCAGTAAACTTAATTTCAACAATACAGCTTTAATTGCCAGCGATGGAGGCACTAGCAATATTGATCATATTTGGCATGACGATAGTGCTAATGCTTGGAATTTTTGTTCAGATACTACTTATCAAGCAACAGGAAACTCAAAAGTTAAATGCGGTTCAGTAGAAGACAGCAAAGGTAATCTGCGTTCTATACCTCAACAAAATGAGCAAGGGTCAGCACATACATTAGTTGCTGCTGATTCAGGTAAACATATATTGGCTGATGCTACAGTTACGGCTCCTCCAACGTCAGGGATCTTTAGTGCTGGCGATGCCATAACAATTATCAATACAAGTGGTTCAGATATTTCTATTGCAAGAGGTAGTGGTGTAACCATGTATAACGCTGCTGATGGAACAGATGCAGATCGAACTTTAGGCACTAAAGGAATGGCAACTCTACTTTGTGCAGGGTCTAATACTTATTACATCTCAGGTGCAGGGTTGTCATAAATGTACCTACTAACTAACACACAACACGGAGGTTATTAATTATGTCACCAATGCAGCAAATTTTTCTTGGTATGGGAGCGGTTGCTAAGAAAATATATATGGACGATTTGTTTAGCACGTATCTTTATGAGGGAAATAATAGTACATTGGCAATAAATAATGGATTAGATTTAGCAACAGAAGGCGGGATGATATGGGTAAAAAACAGAGATAGAGCTAGAGATAACTGTATCGTTGATACTGAAAGAGGTATTGGAAAAAGATTAGAGACCAATAAAATTGATGCTCAAGATGTTTACGTCACTACTAAAAATATAAGTTCATTTACTTCAACTGGATTTACGTTAGGGGTGGATGAAGGACATGATGAGTTTAACAGAAATGAAGATGACTACGCCTCATGGTCATTCCGCAAGGCACCTGGGTTTTTTGATATTATTAGTTGGGATGGAAATCAAACAGGAAGTTCTACAAGAACACTAAGTCATTCTTTAGGATCAATTCCTGGGATGGTAATGATAAAACGGACTGATGGGGCTAGTAATTGGTGGGTGTATCACAGGTCTTTACCTGATTCAAAAATATTATATTTACAAGAAACTAATGCACAAGTTC